TCGACATTGCGGACGCGGTAGTTGCCGTGCTTAACGGCGACGACGCGGACTTCTCGCAGGACTTCGAGGCCCAGCGGCGGGTCCGGCCGGACGTCGAGCTTGCGGACCTGACCGACCTGCGCGTGACGGTCGTGCCCAAGGGCTTTGAGGCATCCGTCGCCAGCCGGAGCCTCAGCCAGTACGACGTGCAGGTGGATGTCGGCATCCAAAAGAAGCTCGCGGCAGGCGCCGACGAGGACGTCGAGGTGCCCGTGATGTGCGGCCTGGTCGAGGAGGTCGCGGACTTCCTCAAGGGCAAGCGTTTGGAAGGGACCGGTTGGTCCGCATCCTGGGTCCGCCCTGCCGTCAACGAGCCGGTCTACTCGCCTGAGCACCTGGCCGAGAAGCGAGTCTTCACGTCGGTCCTGACCCTGACCTACCGGGTGATGAAGTAGCGAGGTATCGAGATGACCTATCAGCGCAAATGGCTTCAGTCAACCGACGTGATGGTCTGTCAGACCACCGGTGCGGTCCTGGTTCGGGCCTTGTCATCTTCGGCGCAGGGCGACTTCGACCTGCTGGAGTTCCCGCTCTACCACACGGAGGGCATCGAGGAGGTCGTCTGGGATGTGCGTTTCGCCCTGGCGGAACTGACCGACCCTGCCTTCACCGCGCCGCTGCTTGCGGGCGACACGAGCGTCTCCTTCGCGGGCTTGTTTGCCCGCGTGGACTATCGCGGCGTGCCCGGCGGGATCGGGGCGATCACCCAGGACGGCATCGCCACGAAGATGTCCGAGGCCGACTCCCTCCTGAAATCCGGCCTGCTGCTTGTGCCCGCCAGCGCCGCGGCGCTGGCCAGGTTTATCCCCGGCAAGAAGTACATCCGCCGCTCGTCGCAGAAGGCCCGCGGCCATGAGGAATGGAGCGTCAATCATGACGAAATCATCGTTTGGTAGGTTTGCGGCAGTGGCCCTGGCCGCCGTCCTGCTGACGGCGACCGCCGCGTGGGCGTGCCTGGCCCTCGTGCCGCCCTACGCAGCCATCGAATACAACGCTGACGAGGCCCTGGCGCTGCACGGGTCGGCGGAAGCCTTCGACAAGGCGACCCCGACGCATCTTCGCGACGTTATCGCCGGCGACGCTGCGTACTGGCTGAACCGCGAGGTGGGCCAGATCACCACGCTGCGGGGCTACGCCCACATTGGCATCCAGGGCGCTACCCAGCAGCAGGCCAACGCCAACGTCCAACTGATCCAGATCTGGGGCTGGCTGGACACCAACGGCAACGGAGCGGCCGACGCCGGGGACACAACCACGGCGTGGACGAAGCTGGTCGAACACACGCCCAGCGCCAACGGCGGCGACGGCTCCGGCGGCAACGTGGTCGGCTGGGACATCCCATACCCGCCCGCGCCGGCCATCGAGACATCCACCTGGCAAGGCGACCTGCTCCAGGGCCAGAGCATCCCGATCAATCCCGGCGAGTCCTGGCTGCTGCTGATCCGGGTGGTGGACATCAGCGGCACCACGAACCTCATGGCGGCCGTTGGCGGTCTGGAGCGGTGGGACAACGGGGCCGAGGACGGCGTCGGAAGCGATGTCACCGACGAGCGGTATGTGGACGCCAAAGGCAACACGCCCGGCACCACCGACGGGCGGATACAGGACAAGCACGTGGCGTGGGTGTACCGCCCACGCCTCAGGTAACAAGGAAGGAACCGGACATGTTGAAGCTCGCAATGTTGATGTTTATGGCAGTGGCGATGGCGGCGACGTGGGCACTGGCGCAGACGGACAATACGGATAACAAGGCCCTGGCGGCCGCGGTCAAGCAGGCTTCCGACGCCAAGGACACGGCGACTGCCCTGGCCAGGGCGACGGTACTGGAGGCGTCCGACGCCAAGGACGCCCTGTGGGCCGACAACGCCCGCACGATAGCCAACCTGATGTGGAGGTCGGGCAAGCACGCCGAGGCCGCAACTTGGCTGGGCGAAAAGGCCGCGTCCCTGGCCGCCGACACCGCCGACCTGGCGGGCGACGTGCGCGATCAGCGCAAGAGCGCTCTGGTCGGCGGCTGCCTGGACCTGGTCAAGCTCGAAGCCGACCAGACCGCCCGGGCCGCCCTTGCGCGTACAGCCCTGACGATCAGCGACACCAGCAACGGGGCGTTCCTGGCCCTGTACAACGCGCTGGTGGCGTCCCAGAAGCACGACGAGGCCCTCAAGGCGTGCCTTGACTACGCCGGCAAGGCCGCCACGGCCGAGGCGATGCGGTCTCGGCGGCTGGCCCTGATGGTCAATCTCAAGCGGATAGGCGACCTCAAGGCCGAGGCGACAGAGTACCTGAAAGTCGCCACCGACCCGGCGGGCGCTACCAAGGCCCTCGCGCACGCGCTGCCGACCGACGATGCGGCCTTGTGCTGCGGTCTGACGGCGCAGCAGGTGCTCGACGGCCGCAAGCTCGAACTCCGCAAGGCCGCGGGCAGGCTGAACTCGCAGATGTTGCTGGCGCTGGCCGACCAACTCACCAAGGGCGGAACGGCCAGGCCCCTGGCCATCAGCGACGACGCCAGGAGCCTAGCCGAGACGCTGGCCGGCGCGCCGCTGGCGGCGTTCCTCATCCCGCTGCTGAGGGGCGAGTACCCGGCCGCCTTCCGCGAGGCATACGCCAGGGCAAAGGCCGCCGAGAGCGACAAGGACTACGTCGCCTGGGTCAACGCGGCCGCCGGTGCGATCCGCTGCATGGAGCAGCACTACAACGGCAAGGCGCTGGAGTTCGTCAAGTTCGTCAACGGCACCGTGGCGACCAACCCCGTCGCGGACCTGGTGAACCCATGAACAGAATGGCAATCGCAATCGTGATGCTGACGTGCGCGGCATGGCCGGCGTCGGCCGCCGAACCCCAGCGCCCGAAGGTGTCGGAGGATCGGGCGACTGCCTCGCTGCGCGTGGCGCTCGATGAGCGTGCGGCGGTGGCCGTCGTCGGCCCGAAGCCCTTCGGTGCTGACGAGTTGTACGGCGGGCGGGCTATCCGCCTGGTTCTCTCCTGCGAGGACGACCAGGCCCTGCGCGACCTGTTGAGCGGCCAGGGGCTGACGCTCCGCAACGGAGGCGAGGCCCGCAAGCCGCCGGAGTTCTTCACGGCGGTGGCCTGCAACTCAAGGCAGCAATTCAGCCGGGAGGGAGCCGCCCATGAGAAGATAGACTCGCCCTCCCCGCCAGGGGCCACAAGGGCCGGCGTCCGCGTGCTGCGGTTCGCAGACTATAGAGATGTGGCGCGATCGGCGGCAGCGGCGGACTATGCCTCCGCCCACCCGAATGAGAAGTACATCGTCATAGCCGAGCCGGCCGGGCTGTCCGTTGATGCTCTCAAGGTGCTGGCTGGCCCGAACATCGTCGCCGTGGTGGTCGGACACAACCACGCCGCCGAGGACAGGCCGGAGGACTACGCCCAGGCCGCCGAGGAGGTCAAGCGGGTGGTCAAGGTGATCCGCATGGTCTCTGACGCCCCGGTGCTGCTGGCGGTCTCGGCCACCAATGAGTTCACCCACAAGACCGAGAAGTCCTGGCCGCAGGCTTTTGGCGACGATCTGGAGGGCTTTGACGGCTGGGCGGTGTACGGCCTGGCCCTGTTCCCGGCCATCCTTGAGGCCCCTGCCAACCCCCGCAAGCTCGTCCTGGAACGGCTGGGGCTGGCGGGCCTTGGCGATCTTGGCGAAAAGCCCTGCGTTCTGATCGAGTTCATGGGCACCCGGTACAACTATCGGCCCGCCGACGCGGAGTACATCCGCAAGGTCTGGCGGGCCAAGGCGCCGCTGCTGCTGAAGGCGATGACCGGGCAGGAGTGGCGCGGCCTGGTGGTCTGGTCAAACAGCATCGAAGACGCCGCCCTCAAGGCCGAGGCGCTCCAAGCGGTCGCGGCAGCGCAAGCGGCACAGAAGCAATAATTGGCAATCATTGGCAAAAACCGTCCCCACGGGACGAGAACACAGGAGACATAAGCAATGTCAGGCGAAAACTTCGTACTCGGCAAGGACTGCAAGCTGTACTACGGCGAAACCCTCACCGCCGCGCCCACCGGCGCGGAGGACTGGACGGAGATCGACAACGCCAAGGATGTGAACCTCCAGCTCGACAACGGCGAGGCCGACATCACCACGCGGGCCAACAGCGGCTGGAAGGCCACGGCGGCAACGCTGAAGGAGGCCAGCATCGAGACCGAGATGCTCTGGAAGCCGTCCGACCCGGCGTTTGCCGCGATTCTGGACGCCTGGCTGAACAACAAGGAACTGGCCGTCGCCGCGATGTCCGGCGGCATGGCCGTCTCCGGCAGTCAGGGCTTGGCCGGTAACTGCGTCGTGACCAGCTTCAAACGCAACGAGCCGCTGGAGGAGGCCGTTACGGTAAGCGTCACGCTCAAGCCGTCGAGCTTCACCACGTGGCTTGTCATGCCGGCTGGCACGATTGCCGCCACCGGCACGGTTACCCTGAGCGGCCAGCCCGGCGACGCCAATATCGTCGTGATCGGCGATGGCGAGACCACGGTCACGTTCGAGTTCGACTCGGCCGCCGATCCCGGCGCCGTCGAGGCCGGCCATACCCGCGTCAAGATCGGCGTGGCGGCATCGAACACCATCACCGCCCTGATCGATGCGATCAACGCATCGGCCCTGACGATCGGCGCGGCCGAGGGCGCGGGCGACTCTGCCGACCTGACGCACCAGACGCTTGGCGTCATCGGCAACGTCGCGATCACCAAGACCGGCGCGAACATCGCCGTCACCGGCATGGCCGCCGGCGTGTAATCCCAAACGGAGAAGCCATGCGAACATTCAAGGACAACGCCGGCCGGACGTGGAGCCTGACGCTGAACGTCTGGACGGTCAAAAAGGTCCGCGACCTGCTGGGCTTGGACCTGCTGGACCTGGGCGGGGATGCGGCGACCAGGGACAAGCCGGGCCTGCTGTTCAGGCTGATTGCCGACCCGGTGCTACTGGTGGATGTGCTGTACGTCGTCTGCCGCGACCAGGCCGACGGGGCCAGCGTCACGGATGAGCAGTTCGGCCGGGCGATGGGCGGCGACGCCATCGACGCGGCGACCAAGGCTTTCCTTGAGGAACTGGCGGATTTTACCCCGAGCCCGCGCGACCGGGCGCGGGCCAGGAAGGTGATCGAAACGACGTGGGCGATGATCGACAAGGCCCAGGACGTTCTGGACGCCAAAGCGGAGAAAGAACTGCCCGCGGCGGTCGAGAGCGCACTGTCGGCCCTTGGCAGCTCGTCTACGAGCTTGCCGGATTCGTCGGCGCAGACCCAGGACCCCTGACGGTCCGCGAGCTGCTGTGGATGGCCGAGGGCCGCAACCGGCGGCTGTGGGACCACACGGCGGCGATTGCGGCGGCTGCCCTTAGCAGCTTCCGCGACAAGATGATCGACCCGGCCAAGTTGAACCCGTACCGCTCCGGTGGCAAGCGGTCAAAGGGTATCCCGCTGACGGCGGAGAACATCGACATTCTGAAGACAGTGTTTGCAAAGAACATAGGCAGCCTGGCCGGCAAGCCGGGCCCAAACGCGAAGGAGCGCAGAACATGAGAAACGCATGGAGATGGTTGATACTGGCGCTGGTGCTTGTGCTGGCCATACTGACCATGGCCGGCTGTGGCAACGTGACGCTGAAGGGCGACTCGATGACCGCCGCTGAGACCTCGACGCTGGATGCCTTCAATGCATCCCAGCGGGCCGGGGCCGACCCGAACATCCCTCACTGGACGCAGGTCTACCTCGACGAGAACTTCAAGCAGTGGCGGTGCTTCGTCTGGTCGGCCAAGAAGGATGTCACCTGGGGGCCTAAGCTACCGTCGGAGTCCGCCACGGGCGGATCAGCGCCGGGCACCAAGGCGGGCGGCTGAGTGCTGCTGAAGCTGCTGGGGATGGACCCCGCGAACTGCCAAACACGGAAGGAGTTGACCCATGTTGGAATTGACTGACAAAGCCCAGGTGCTCCTGGCCAAGGTTCCTGAAGCACAGCGGCAGGCGGCTGCCGCCTTGCTGGCTGAGTACGGGCCGCGTTTCTTCGAGCTGGCCCAGGAGGATGCCTGGCAGATGCTGCGCCGCCTGATGGCCGGCGACCTGGACGTCGTAACCGAACTGGACGCGAAGCTCAGCGACGACGCCTTCATCGCCAAGGTGAAGGCCAACACGGCCCGGTGGGAGAACGTCGCCCAGTACAACAAGGTCCGCGAGGACCTCAAGAACGAGATCCTCCTGCGGCTGGCGCCGATCGTGCTGTCGGTGCTGGCTGCCATGGTGGGTCTTTGACAAGCCACAACAGGAGATTGCTATGAACAAAGTCAGAGAGTTCCTCAAGGGCAAGAAGGCGTACATCACCGCGGCCATCGGCTTGCTCGGCGCTGTCGCCGCATGGGCCGACGGGCAGATTGGCGGCGTGGCGCTGCTGGCGGCGGTGTGGGCCGCGGCGCAGGCCTGCTTCATCCGCGCGGGCATCGGCAACGAGGTGAGCAAGGCCCAGCAGTAGCCATGCTCCGCATAAAGACCGTCAGCCTGGACATGTTCTTCGACACCGACCGCGTGAAGCGTGCGGCTGATTCGGCTGCGCGCAAGAACCTGTCCAAGGCCGGCGCCTTCGTCCGCACGGCGGCTAAGTCGAGCATCCGTAAGCGGAAGGCGATCTCGGCGCCGGGCCAGCCGCCCAGTTCGCACACGGGGCTGCTTAAGAAGTTCATCTTCTTCGGCTACGACGCGGATCGGAAGACCGTCGTGGTCGGACCCATGCGGCTCAACCAGAAGATCGGCGCCGCCCCTGAGGCCCTGGAGCACGGCGGGCCGTCCACGGTTGTCTCCGGCCTGCGAAACCGGCGCCGGAAGCGCCGCATCCACGTCAAGCCCAGGCCGTATATGGGCCCGGCGATGCAGAAGGTAATGCCGAAGTTCCCCGGCCTGTGGGCAAATAGCGTGAAGGGATAGCAGAAGGTGGTCACCAGTCTACACACAACGACCCAGAAGCCCGTCCACCTTCTCGAAGGCGAGATAGCGGTCCATGAACTGTCTGATCCACTCGTCGGCACGCTGTTCCATTACCGCTGCCGCAACGGACTCCAGCGTCCAGTGCCGGAAACTCTCCGCGTTCGACAGGCAGGAGACATACGACCGGACCGCCTCCTGACACGCATCGTTGCCGACCGGGCTGAGCAGCACGAAGAAGCCGTCGGCAAAGTCGCCGGAAAGCAGCAAGCTGCCTGCCAGGAGGTGGTCCCGCCAGATCTGCTGGAGTGGCATCTGGCGGACCTGGCTCAGGCCCGCCTGGGTAAAGCAGTCCATTTCTGCGGCGACGGCGTCGTAGCGGTCGCGATGCCTTGCCGGCTCGCCGGCGAGATCCTCGTGATACTTCACCTCGATGCCGACAAAGCCGGGGCGCCCGGCCGCGTCAGTGAAAGTGACGTACACGTCGAAAGCGGAGCTGTCACCCGTGAACCGCAGGTCGCCACGGCCTGGCGAGTGCTCGAACTCGATGCCGGTCACGTTATGGCACCTGCCGGCCGAGAGCTTGCGGAAGACCGCTGTAGCCAGGTCCAGGTGGCGGCTAAGGGGCGCGAACAGGTTGAAGGCGAGCGGCTGGCTGGACAGCAGGTTGCTGAAGATACGCGGCTTGCCGTAGAGCTTGCCCTGGCTTCGGACAGGGTCCAGCACCTCTTGGCGAACGACCTGGCGGATTTCATCGGTGAGGAAGTTGGCGAGCGTGTCCTTCGCCCACGGCATGGCCAGCGTGGAGCCGAGAGGCCGGTTCAGGTGCGTGCCTATAGGGTAGCCGCACTGCTGGCACCACAGGGCCTGGAGGATGCGGGCCTTCCGCTGGAACGGTCGCTTGTCGATGCGTTCGAGAGCGTTGTGCTTGCGGGCCAGTTCTGCAAGTTTGTTCATTTTTGCGTTGTCTCCCCTGTTGGGCGTTGACAACAGGATAGGATCGAACCATGGCTGACACCAGTGGAATCAAGGCCGGCAGGGCATACATCGAACTCGGCGTGGGCGACAAACTTACATCCGGGCTGAAGTTTGCCCAGGCCAGGCTCAAGGCTTTCGGCGCCGGCGTCCGCAACGTCGGCCTCGGCGTGGCGGGCCTGGGAATGTCGATTGCGGCCCCGATGGTCGCCGCGGCCAAGAGCTTTGCCGACTCGGGTACGCAGCTTTGGGACATGTCCAAGCGGACCGGGATCGCCGTCGAGGCCCTGTCGGAGCTGGACTACATGGCCGCCCAGACGGGCAGTTCGCTTGAGGGCGTCGAGCGGGGCGTCCGCATCATGCAGAAGTCCATCATGGGCGCCGCAGACGCCGCCGAGGGCACCACCGGCAAGCTCGACCACCTAGGCCTCTCGGCCGCGGACCTGGTCAGCAAGGCGCCCATTGAGCAGTTCGGCCTGATTGCCTCGCGTATTCGCGCCATCCGGGATCCATCGCTGAAGGCCGCAGCGGCCCTGGCGATATTTGGCCGATCCGGCACGGAGCTGATTCCGATGCTCGATCAGTTCGAAAGGCTCCACGGAGAGGCCAAGGACTTCGGCATTATCAAGTCCACCAAGTCCGCCAAGCAGGCCAAGGAGTTCTCCGACGCCATGACGCTCATGGGCAGAGTTATCAAGACCGCATGGTACGCGGTCGGCTCGGCCATCATCCCGATCTTGCAGGACTTTGTGGGCCGGATCACCGGCGCGGCAGTCATGGTCCGCGACTGGATCAGGCAGAACCAGGGCCTTGTGGTGTCTGTCTTTCAGGTCGCCGCCGTCGCGGTCGTTGCCGGGACAGGCTTGGCCGTCCTGGGCATCGCGGTCCAGAAGCTCGGAATTGTGTTCGGCATTGCGGCCGTGGCGATGAAGGCCCTTGGCGCCGTCCTGGCCTTCCTGACCAGCCCCATCGGGGTCGCGATTGTAGCCATCGGGGCGCTCGGCGCCGTGATCCTGGCCGAGACAGGCGCCGGCGGCAAGGCCCTGGACTGGCTAGGCGGCAAGTTCTCCACGCTCCAGAGTGAGGCGTCGGACAGCTATCAGGGCATCGCCGACGCCCTAGCCGCCGGCGAGATCGGCCTGGCCGCCAAGGTGCTGTGGACCACGCTCAAGATGTGGTGGACCAAGGGCGTGTCCTGGATCTCCGCGATCTGGAATGACGCCATGCTGTGGGTCAAGGACACGTTCACCCAGGCGTGGGGCGGGCTGCGAAGCATCTTCAGCACGGTCGGCTATGGGCTCAAGGTCGCGTGGATCGAGACCACCGCGTTCCTGGCCGACACATGGACGGGCTTCGTCAACGGCGTCCTGACCGCCTGGTACTGGGTTGGCAACAAGATCACCCACGCATGGAACTGGCTCAAGAGCCTGTGGGATGACAGCTTTGACGCCGAAGCCGCCAACGCCGCCGCTGACCAGGCATACGAGGCCACGAAGAAGGGCATCGACGCCGAGGCCGCGGCCCGCAAGAAGGCTATCGAGGACCAGCGTGCGGCGGAGCGGACAGCGGAGGCAAAGGACTACGACGACACGCTCCGCAAGATCGCCTTCGAGACCCAGGCCAGCCGACAGGCACTCCAGAAGGAGCATGACGCGAAAATCAAGGCCGCCGAGGCGGGCCTGGACGCGGCCCGCAAGGAATGGCAAGGCGCCCGCGGGGCCGCGAAACAGGCCCGTACGGCCAAGGAGTCCGGCACCTGGGGTCCTCGCAAGACCGGCAATGACGTCTTCGGCGGCTACAACGACCTTTGGCAGAAAATTCAGGGCGCCTCGTCGGGGCTGAGCGACGCGATCAAGTCCTCCGTGACCGGCACATTCAACGCCTCGGCCCTGTTCGGCATGGGTGCGGGAACCGCCGCCGACCGCACGGCCAAGGCCACTGAAGACACCGCCAAGAACACCAAGAAGCTGATCGGCTACATGGCCAACGGCGCGGCGGTGTTTATCTAGGAAACGACCCATGACGGCGACCGCCGTAGAAAAATATCTCAGCCGGCCGGCGAAGGAGGCCGGCGCCCACGACCCGGCTTTGATCTCGACGGAGCTGCACTACATCGTCACGGGCACCAACGATGAACTGGCAGCCGTCACGGCCGTCCGCGCCGCCGCGCCGGAGACACACAACGACCTGGTCAGGGGCGAGATAACGGTCGAGCCGACCGGCCCAACCACATGGGAAGCGGTTGTCCAGTACATCGGGGCCGACGCGCAAGAGCCGGAAGTCGGGGAGTCGAGCTACAGCTTCGACACCGGCGGCGGCACACAGCACATCACGCAGGCGCTCTCCCACATCGCCTCTTACGCCCCATCCGGCAAGACCGCCCCAGACTTCAAAGGGGCAATCGGCGCCACGGCCGACAGCGTCGAGGGCGTGGACATCACCGTGCCGGTCTACACCTTCAGCGAGACGCACATCCTGGCCAACTCGGCCGTGACGGCAACCTACAAGGGCAAGCTGTTCGCGCTGACCGGCAAGACCAACAATGCCACGTTCAAGGGCTTCGCCGTTGGTGAGTGCCTGTTCCTGGGCGCCTCGGGTTCCAAGCGGGGCAAGGGCGACTGGGAAATCACCTTCCGCTTCGCGGCCAGCCCGAACAAGACCGGCCTGACCGTCGGCGACATCACCGGGATCGCCAAGAAGGGTTGGGAGTACCTGTGGGTCCGCTACGAGGACAGCGTTGATGCCACAGCCAAGGCCCTGGTGAAGAAGCCTCTGGCGGTCTACATCGAGAAGGTCTACGAGGAAGGCAGCTTTTCTGACCTGGGGATTGGGACAACATGACCGCGACAGAACTCAGAGCCAAGTTGCGGCTGACGCCGGCCCGCTGTGAGTGGGCGAGTCGGCACGTGCTCATAGCGGAATTGTGTGGCCAGGCCGACGATCCACTGCGCCAGTTTGCGGCCGACGCCCTGGCGGACCTGGAAGTTCTCCTGCGCGAGATCAGACCGCTCTTGGAGGCAAGCCATCATGGGTGACACGCTGAAGAAAGTCCAGCCGGGCGACCCGCTCCGAATCCCGGCCGCGACGTTCAACACGCTGATCGACGTGGCCCGCGATCACCTGGCCAGCCGGCAGAACGCCAGGCGCCGGCCCGAAATGCCCCTGCCGCCGCCGGGCGTGATCCTCACCATTCGCAACGACAGCGGCTCCGACCGCGACCGCTTCGAGGTCCTGGGCCTGGATGAGCCGGTCTTCCCGCCCGAGGATAACACTGCCGACATGTCGCGCGGGCCAGTAATGTCGTGCATCTACCCGGTTGATCCCGACCACCTGGGTGCGTTCGTGGTGCTGCTGGAGCCGATTGCCAGCGGCGCCATCGGCCGGGCCATGGCCCAGGGCGCCGTCTACGTCCAGGTCCAGATCTACGACCTCGACAAGGCCGACCGGGCGGATATCACCGACGGCGAAACGGGCTACCTAACCGCCACGGACAGCGGCTCAGCCAGAATCCTCTGGTACGATGGCGAAGAGACAGGGACGGTCTGGTGCGTCTGCCTGCTCGGCGCTGGCGGGGGCTCTGGCGGCAGCACCGATGATTCGAGCGGTTCGTTCACCGCCCATTACTCCATGAGCCGGTATTTCACCGAATGGCCGGAAGAGACCCCGGCCTTCTGGTCGCTGGGCGGTAGCCTCAACTCGCTCATCCAGATCGCGCTGGACGTGCGAAAGTGCCAATACGACCTGCCGACCGGCAACCATCCTGGCTGCACGCTTGCCAAGGCCAACCAGGGCTTCGCGGGCAACTGCCTGGCCTCCTGGGCCGGCGACGATGACACCTGGTTCGATCTGGGCTACACAGCACACGACGCGGACGGCGACCTGATCGGCCAGGGTGTGGAGGCAATACCCTATTTTCACATTCAGGCTCGCGTCACCACGTCGGGCAGCCTGGAACTTCGCACGGTCAATGACGGCGACTCCATGCTCAGTTGCGTGATCGCCGGGGCGGTCTGGCGCAAGAGCTACCCGGAGGCCCCTGGCACTATCGAGTTCGGCGCGGGCGGCTGCCACGACGACACGACCTGGGGCGACGGCGTGTGGGAGCCGGAATCGTGACCGACGGCCGCTGGCCTGACATTCAATTCGCCGTCCTTCGCGGCCGGCCGGCCGTCAATCGCCATCTGCGCTGCTTCGGTCAGTCTGTCGCCTACTATCGGGAGTTCCCCGGCTCGCCCACCTGGCAGGGAATTTTCGCCGTCCGCAACGGCATATTCCGCTGGTTCCGGGATGAATGCGCCCTGCCCTGGCTGGTCATGCTCGACGACGACATCGTCCTGACGGCCGAAAGCGAACCGTTCCTGGCCAGCCAAGCCGACGTGACAGGCCCCCATGTCGTCGGTGCATCCGACGGCCTGGAGGTCCACCCGCACACGCTATCCGCCGCCGCCCTCAAGCTCTCGCGCCCTGCCGTTGCGGCCCTGGGCGAGTGCTGGAAACCGCCAGCCGACGGGAGCTGTGGCTGCCCGATCCTCTTCAACGCCTGCGCCCAGGCCGGCATAAAGCCCGCGAAAACGGGCGCCGTCGGCCACCGCGTCCCGGTGACCGTCTTCCCCGGCCCGGTCTTCGTGCTGGATGCCGACGTGCGGGGGCTGTGAAGCGTCGTCGGCCACGGGGTCGATATCGTGATCGTCCCCACCGACAAGGGCGTCATTCAGCGCTGGCCGATTGGTGCTTAGACGCCGTGAGTACCCTTAACATCGTCGGCCTGATGGGACACCATATCACGCCGCTATTCCGGCTAGGTACGACCACACCTGTCGCACCTCCCTTCTAGTCTTGAGCCCGTCTCGATCCACACTAACATCGATCCACACTGACAATTGACAGCGGCGGGCAGCTGCGACTATTATGCGAGTCGCCCATCTTCCGTTGTGGGGTGGCTGTAGGCCGTTGCGGAAAGGACTGGCGCACCATGAATCACATGGTCGGCATCATCTTGATCTCTCTCGTTCTGGCCGGATTGGCGGGAATCGTTCTTTTCAAGGTCTGCCGACGGCGACCGGCTTCCGACACTGGAAAGGGCGAGCAACACGGCTCTACGCCGACAATTTACCAGGGCTTCGCCGGGGCGACTGCTGGCGATTCACCATCGGACTCGCAGACAGGTACCACGAATAGGGACCCGAACGAAATTCACCAGTTGTCGCGCGAGGCCAGCCCGCCCGAATCCGCCAGTTCTCCGGCAGCCCCTTCAGTTGAAGTATCCGGAGTTGTTTCTGCAAACGCAGCAGTGCAACCACTCCAGCCGCTTGCTGAGAACACTGCGGAACTATATGTCGAGGTCGAGCCACCCGATCCCGTGTCGGGCTCCTGCGAGTCTCCGGCAGGGACGTCGGCGCAACCTGTGGAGCCAGAGGCATTCACTCCGGAAACAGATGCGGCTACGGCTGAACGCGGCCAGGTCGATCCAGCGGTCGAGCAGGTCAGTTCAGGAGACTCAGAGAATGTTCCGCCCAAAGAGGAAGGCGTCACTCGCCTAACTCACGTTTCTTCGCCAATTGAAGCGGCGACGGAAGGATCCATGTCACCCACGAGCAGTTCCGTAAGTACAACCGTGGATACCGTTCCCGCAGCATGCAAGGATATCTTGCCTGAGGCCGAACCCGGATCTGCGCATGCGGTGTTGGTCGCAGCGGTAGATGGCGGCGATCACACATTACCCCCGGCCCCATCAAAAGATGAATGCGAGGGAGCCCCGGAGCCAGAGCAGGTTTCCGAGCATGTAGACGACTCTGGATCGACCGCGAACGGCGTCATGCCCGAATGTGCCCCGGAACCGGCCTTGGACGAGCAACAGGCTACCCACCCGGTGGTGGCAGCGACAGACGACTTCTGCGACAAGCCTGAATGCGAAGCCGGGGACTCACAGTCCGCAGATGGCGATGTAGAGGTCGATGTCGTGGGGGCGTCATGGACGGGCACGGCGACACACCAGGCAGAACACGAGGATGGACCGCCCGATGCGGATGAACCGGCAGAGGATTTGGAGGACCGCGGTTCGATGGTGCCGCAAGCTGCAGGATCTCTGGAACCTTCGGAGAAACCTGAGGGGACTCGCTCGCCGCGAGTCTATCGCCCGACACCGCGCGCCCCCTCGCAGGTCAGCAACCCGCGTCAAACAGACGGCACTGGCGCAGGATCCCGAAACCGCGCAATGCGCGTCGAGGTCCGCGTGCGGTTTGAACGAGGCGGCTTCTGTCTCGTGTCCCTGCTCCCCCAACGTGATGACGCACTTCCAGCCGAGATCGAGGTGAAGGGCGAGGGTGACCCGCCAGCATTGCTGGCGCTCTATGGCGAATGGTGCCAAGACGTTTCTCTGGCGAGTATCAGCGATGTCCTTGAGCGCGGACTTGTCTGGCAAGCCAAGGACAAAGGACTCGGAACGGTGCGGTGGAACCTGAGCGGCCGCGACATATTCGTGCTAGGCCGAAGCAACGACCTCAGTGGCTACATCACAATCCCGAGGCTGCTCCTAGGGGAGGAGCATGTCGTGTTATGCAGGGAAGCTAGGCTTCCCGCCGTACTGGAGGCCCTGTGTGCTGCGGGTAGTCCAGAACCCGCAGCGCTCCATGCGGATTTGGGCGCGCCACGAGGATGGGTGGTCTTGAGAGGAGTGACGCCGAAATCGCCCGTCTCCAGTTCCACGGAAGGGGATATTCTAGACTCGCTGCGCCCCTTGGCCGACGTAGAGATCGTGCTGCTCGACGGGATACGGCTTACGCGCACAACGTGGCTCGCCGGCTACCCGCCAAGAATCCACCTACGGGGAAGTGCCAGTGAGACAGAGGATGTGCGAATAGATGGGCAGCCCGCGGTCCGCAACACCGATGGAAACTACGAAGCGGACCGATGGGATGCCTCCGGCATGCACGAAGTATGGTGCCCGAGCGTATCCAAGAGCTACACTATTCAGGAAGGGCCAGAACACTGGGATGCCTGGGATGCATACGACTGGTCGCTCGGAGAACCCACTGACGTGAGGCCCGCAGTGCCGGCAGCAATCTGCGGCATGCTCGTTCGCCCGCATGACGACCGCGCTAGAGAGCGCAATGCCGTGACAGTGCCTGCCACGAATTGCGTACTCATCGGATCGACTCCTGGTGAGATCTATGTTTGCCGGCCACGAGCGGAGCTTCGAATATCGACGCACGTCGCGTTCCCTTGGTTCGCCCCGGCTTGGGCTTTGCCACCTGACTCGATGCGTTGCGACAAGCGTGCCAATCGTGTCATACCCATGGGCTGCGGCGAGCATACCGCCCCATCCATCGCTCTCGGGGCTCGGGGGCGAACAGAATACGTATTGGCATGGTGCAGAGCCATCCTCGACGCGAATTTGAAGGGCTTGGCGGTGGAGCCGGCGGATGATGGGGCCAAGAGGCTCTGGCGCGAATACAAGCTGGCAGCACGCACCATATGGAGGGGGCGCAGATGAGTGCCGACCGCCTCCTTCTCTGGATGTCCGCCCGACAGGAGGGTTCCTGGCCGCAGTTCCGGTCCGCAGTCGAGGAACTCCGCGTGGGCGAAGACGAGGACAAGGCTGCGTCGGAGGCCGGTGACGAGCCGGACCAGTACGCGCTTCCCATTTACCAAGTGGTCCGACTGAACATGCAGCGGCTCGGCCATGCAGAGTTCTGTACCGAGGAAGGCGAGTTACGATGGCGCGTTACGCCGCCCACTTTGGCAGTTACCGTCCATGAGACTGGGGCAAGAGGAGTTCTGGCAGGCGCGAGATCGGACAGGCTGCTCATCGCAATCCGTAACTCGCTAGGTGGAGCGAGTCTTGAGGTCCTTTCCATGCCCTCGGCCCCGGACTCAATCAGGCTTTCTGCTGCCGACGAGCCTGCTCTGGTAGCTGCTGCCAGGGCCGTATGCTTACTTGTGCAACACGACGCGCCGGCTGCGATCCTCCAGAGCCTGCCCACCGTCAGCGATCCCGCAGTGCGCCGAAGTGCCCAGTTTCCGGTAGGTGCAGATTGGCGGATCGAGCGTTTCGATGAACATACACTCGGCTGGGCAGGAGTTACGCGCCGTGCAGCCGAAGTGGCGGCATCTGGGCTGTTCAGATTCAGTTTCGGCCATCAGCGTATGCTCTTCTGGTGCCACAGAGGCAAGGCATATACGGTCCCGGGGCAGGTCGGGAAGTATGTGGCGCTGAGGAGACGCCGTCGACGTATTCTTCGGTATGACGACCAGAGGAACGAGCTACAGATACCCATGCCGTGCCGTCCCCCTTTCCTGGTCGAGCGCGGCCTTGTGGCTTGCTCTGGGATTTTGCCGCTAGTCCCAAAACAAGCGTATGCCGGCTGGCATGAAAGCCCCCAAGGTGGCCAAGTCATCGGCGCGCGGCAGGCCCTGTCGGCCTGTCAGGCCGTCAAGTGCTTCCCCAGGTTGTCTTTGTTTCATG